CGTGAGAGCGAGGATCCTGGGGTAGTACTAAGAGCACTACCTTGCTTCCTATTAGCCCAATTTACTAATAATAAATTGAGTAGAGTCTCTGACTTTACAAGGTCAAAGGATTCGTTGTTTAAAGATGAACGACATCTACTTACTGTTGGGACAAATATAATGCCTGAAAATCATTATAAATGACCTAACAGTAGGGGTCTGAGGCGACCAGCTATCTGGCGTCCCGATTAATCGGAACTGCGCAAATATTTTTTTAAGAACATGACAATGAACAAGAGTAATAAAATTTCTTTTATCTCCTTGATCAAAGACATTCGTTTTAATCAAAATATGATAAGCCTTAATAATTCTTTTGAATTATTAGCTCTCTTTAGAACGTATGGTTTTAGGATTCTAAAAGCCATAAATTTTAAAGGGAGAGGTTATACCACAAGACTAAACTTCATGCTCAAATTCTTCCGTTATATTCTTTATTTACAAAGAAAACATGGATCTGAATTTGTTGTCGCATTTCTTAAAGCTGGTCAGCTTGCTATTTCCAAGAAATTAGCTGGGACTCCGGTTCGTTCTTTGAGGGAGATTAATCCTGATTTGAACTTACCTCGTCTTACTAACGGATTACCTTCTATCATCCCAATCCCTGATAGGATTTTGATGAGAAAAGGGTCTTCCTCCGTCATTCGTTATTGATTAACTTTATTTTCCATTTTTAGAATTATTTCTATTCCTGGTAATATGAAGTTGTCAACTATTACTGACGGATTCAAAGGAAATATTGATGATCTTGAGCGTCTCTGTAACCGCGTTACTAGAACTGGGAAGAAAGTCTTTATTACTTTTCTTCCTTCTTCTACTAATTTGGAGTCAGAAATTTTCATGATCAGCAAAGCTTCTCCTCTTCATGATAAAAGTTGAAAGGGGTTTTATTCAGATATCCCTAAGATGCCAGAAGATTTATATTCTAGCCTTCTTAGGTTCCTTACACATTCAAATCAAAATCATATTCTTAAATATGTAAAATACATAAGAGAGATGGGATCTCAATTTGAATTGTGAGGAAATCCAACACATTTTAAACCATTTGTTAATGAGACTCTTAGTGAAACTTTTGATAAAACGATCAAAGGTACCATTTCAGATTCTGAATTAGCAGATGGAAAAATTTATGAAGGAGGAGTATCCGGACAATACCCTTTTGGGCAATTATCATTGAAGAATGAAGCTGCGGGAAAAATCCGTGTATTTGCTATGGTTGATTACTGATCTCAGGTGTCATTAAAAGGTTTACATGATTATCTTTTTAAGATTTTATCAAATATCCCTAATGATGGTACTTTTGATCAGCAAGCATCTGTTCGTAGAGCTGCTGAAAAGTCTTTGAAAGCATCTTGTAGCTTCGGTTATGACTTAACCGCCGCTACTGATCGTTTACCATTGACTCTTCAAATTTCGTTATTAACATCTTTATTTAATAGTGAAATGGCTCAAGCTTGGGCTGATCTCTTAGTCCGTAACCGATTCTATTATTTAAGAATTGGTTACCCTGGACCGGGAAACGCCCTTCTTGAAGTCCAGCGCTACAAATATGCTGTTGGTCAACCAATGGGAGCACTCTCGTCGTGAG